ATCCCTGTCCGTCCGGATATGTGGAGGGACAAGATGGATTGCACAGTTTCTGTCGGGTTAGGACATAGCAACCGCGACCAACAGCTTATGCACATATCCACTCTTATGCAGTTTGCCGCGCAAGCCATGAGAGGGGGTCTGTCTATTATCAACGAACAGAATCTCTACAACTTAGGCGCGGAGATGATTAAGAACATGGGCTTCAAGAATGTAGAGGACTTCTTGACCGACCCAAGACAAACCCAAGAAGCACCGGGACCAAGGGAGCAGATGGCCGCAGCAGAAATGCAACTGAAGAAAGGCGAACTTGATGTAAAGGTCGCAGAGACACAGATCAAGCAACAGAAACTGCAACTGGAAGCTCAAAAAATGCAACAAGACAACGCCCTGAAGGTTGCTGAACTCCAACTGGAGGCAGCACAGGGCAGACCCGTAGGAATTGGCTAATGGCATACAAATACAAAAAACCAAAACCCCCAAAACGGAAATAAATATGGGTGCAAAACAAAAACACTATATGCCTGACGGCACGTTGTTTAAAGGGAAGAGTCATATGATGGCAAACGGGGTTTTGCATTCAGGTGCAACGCATACTGCGTCCAGCAAGGTGTTAAAGCACTTCGGGCAGTTGTCTAAAAAAGCACAGGCAAAAGCTAGGACTCAGTGGGCTTGAACGAAGAACAACGTGCGGATAATGCTCAACGGATTCTTGAAGATCCTTTGGTTCAAGAAGCGTTCAGCACTTTACGACAGGAATTTCTGGAAAGGTGGGAAAACTCACCGGCCCAGGATACGAACGCAAGGGAAACCTTGTGGTTGGGGTTGAAGATCCTTTCACGGCTTGAAATACATTTTGAATCACTTATCGCAAGTGGTCAGATTGCTAAAGCACAAAGAGATTCTAAGATCCCTTTTTAGAAACTTACCTACAAGGATGTAGGGAAGGGCCATTCGGCCCTTTTTTTCATGGAGCTAATTGTGGACACTCAAACAGAACCCACAGGCACGATTGCGGAAGCGCAAACGGCCATTCTCGGACTGATGGACTCGCAAGAAACCCCGGAAGTCGAGGAGGTCGAACCTTCAGAAGCGGAAATCCCGTTTGAAGCGTCAGAGGAAACTGAGGAAGAAAGCTATCAGCTAGAAGCCGAAGAAGAATCTGAGGGTGAAATCACCGAAGACGAGGAAGCAGAATTCCTATTTGAAGTAGATGGACAGGAACTCTCTGCCGACGAACTCAGGAAAGGCTATTTACGCCAAAGTGACTACACCAAAAAAACGCAGTTTCTCTCAGAACAACGAAAGGAGATGGAGAATCTGACTCAACAGTACAGTTCTCAACTCCAGCAGATTCAAGCAGAGAGACAACAGTACATCCAGCACTTGCAAGCTCTTTCCGAAAATCAAGACATCAAGAAGTTTGATATTGATTGGGAAAGGTTACGCTTGGAAGACCCCCTCGAGTACGTCACAAAAAGACAAGAGTTTCAGGAAGCCAAAGAAAAGGCTGAAGAACTAAAGACAAAGGCAAAACAAGTCAGGGCAAGAAGCGCGGCTGAAGAAGAACAGAAGTGGGCCAAGGTAGTAGAGGATGAGAAATCAAAACTCATCGCTGCTCTACCGGAATGGGGCGAAACAGATTCCCAGAGGCAGCTTGCAACAGAACTCAGGACGTATGCACAAACCCAAGGCTATCAAGAGCCTGAAATCGACTCTCTTGTTGACCACCGTTCATTTCTGATCTTACGCAAGGCCATGCTGTACGACCAGATGCAGAACGCTAACCCGAAAGCAAAAAAGCTGAAAGGGAAGCCAAAGGTCATTCGTGCCGGAAAAGGGGCATCCAGAACGCAAGCGCAAAGAGATGTACTCAAAACCAAACGCAACCAACTCAAAACCAGCGGTCACGTTAGAGATGCGGCCAAGGTTTTTGAGGATTTCATTTAGGAGTTTATTATGGCTGTTCCTTCAAATACCCGTGAGGTACATAGTGCCATCGGGGTACGCGAGGACTTGGCGAATGTTATCTACGACATTTCGCCTACCACGACTCCATTTCTGACAGGATGTGGCCGCGAATCTGCGGATAATGTTCTGTTTGAATGGCAGACTAGGTAACATTGGTCTGGGGCGCAGCAATGCGCTTACGAAAATCCGGTGAATTGCTGGAAACCCCTCTGGGGCAATCAGCAGCCAAGCACACCAGGGATGGTGTGAAGGTTCAACGCATAGAAACGAGTCCAGAACGGACGGTAATGTTTCCAAGAGCGCCGGACTCCCACAGGGATGATGATATATGCTGAACTTGCGGGCAACCGTAAGAAGTGAGAGATAAAAAACTCCCACGGTAACATTTGGATACCCTCGCAGCCGCCGCCGCGAATCGTCACGCTGAAGGTGATGACTCAACGGCAGCAGCTATCGTAGAAACCGTCCGATTGACGAACCATTGTCAAATCTCGAAAGAGACTGTTAGTGTCAGTGGAACCGCTGAGTCGGTCGATTTTGCCGGAAAAGCCCGGTCAGAAATGGCTATATTGATGGTCCATTGAGCAGTAATGCTCAAATGAAAACTTTGTGAATTGTCGGGAACCCCGCCTAAAGGGGAATCCGCAGCCAAGCTCCGTAGCAATACGGTGAAGGTTCAGAGACTAGGTTATACGATCCCTTTGGGATTATGAAAGCCCACGAGTGCAAAGCACCCTTTGGGGTGAAGAGATAGTCCGAACTTGCGGGATGGCAAACCGTAAGAAGTAGAGGATAAAGAGCCTTTACGATAACAACTTGTATCATATGGCCCGTGCCGCGCAGACCCTTAAGCGCGATATGGAAAAGATGTTGATGGATAACGTCGCCAAAGCCGCTGGTTCGTCCGGTTCTGCTAGATCCACTGCTGGTCTTGGATCTTGGGTGGCTTCAAACTTTCACTCGCTAGGTACGTCCTCGGTCGGCACGGCAAGTGCCGGAACGGGAACTGACACCGCGACTGCTGCTGGTTCTGCTGGCGCAATCACGGAAGCCGGTATGAAAACCGTGATCCGCGAGTGTTTCGATAATGGTGGTGAGCCTGACACCATCATGGTCGGTGCTTTTAACAAACAGGCAATCAGCGATCTCACACAGTCAGTTTCGTCACTGCGTACTGCTGCCGATAAGGTAGCCCCGGCGCACGTTGTCGCGGCTGTGGATGTTTACGTTAATTAGATAGCGTCACTGTCTGGTAACAGGCAGAAGCAAACTAGGTGAAAACGGGGGATCTCCCATGTGGACAATCCCGTGCCAAGCCTCGCAAGAGGAAGGTGTAACGACTATTCCGAAAGGAAGTAGGGCCAAGCGGCCCGAAGCGCCTAGCCCCTGAAAAGGGTGAAGATATAGTCTAGTCTCAACAGCAATGTTGAGCAGCGAAAGCGGGGTAAGACTAGCGACCTTACCTGAATACGAACGATCTGATTTCGGAACCATGAAAGTTGTGCCTAACCGCTTCCAGCGGCCAGGTGACGCTTGGTTCTTGGATATGGACTACTGGAGCATCTGCTATCTGCGTGAGTTTAAAACTGAAGATCTTGCAAAAACGGGCGATAGCCAGAAAAAGCATATCCTCGTTGAGTATGGTCTGAAGTCTAAAAACGAGAAAGCCTCTGGTTTCCTCGCTGACCTCACCACTTCCTAATAGGAAGTAAGGATAGGGGGCTTCGGCCCCCTTTTCTTTTGCGCCCCCACTAGGGGGCTTTTTTTATGGCTAAGAAAAAGAAATCAAAAGACATCTTCAAGATTCTTGAAAAGGAATTTGAAAAAGCGGAACAAGAACGCAAAGAACGCGAACTCTGGGAAAAACCTGGCCCCCGTGAAGTGGGCGGTATGAAACGGTACTGGACAAATGGATAGAAAACCTCTTGAGCGTGTATCTCAGATACATACAGATTGGATAGATGAACCAGATGGAACGGTCACTATTGAAACGTACCAAGATGTTGAACCCATAATTGAAGCGAACAAACGCCGGTACAACGATCACGGTGATTCACGAACCCCCGGAAAACTGAACTTCGACGGATTCGGTCACAAAGTAGGTTCGATTCCAGAAACTGTATGGAATCAATGGGTGAAAGAAGATCCGGAAATTCAACACAACCCGAAATTGGTTCTTAAGAAACTTAGCGATCCTGAGTTTCGTTACTTCAAAACAACCCCGATAAGGCTTTAACTATGTATAGACGCGACGATTCTGGTGCATACAACAAATGGGATGTGCAGAGCGCGGTAACGGTAGGTTCTTCCGCTTCTGCGACAGACGTATCGGGAGCTAAGATTCTTGGCATCCATACGGACGGAGAAATTTACTTTAACTTCTCTACCGCATCCTCCGCTGCTGTTAGCACCGCAAATGACCTAAAGCTAGGCTCTGGCCTTACGTTTATCAACGTACCTCGGAATATGTCAGTAACGGACCCTGCTGTGTACATTCATGCACAGAGAGTCGGTTCGTCTGACGTAACCATGAGGCTTGTCTATCTGTAATGGCAATAAATTCCTACGCCAACCTCAAGACGGCTCTTGCCAACTGGTTAGACAGATCTGATCTGACTTCCCGGCTGGATGAGTTTATAGAACTGGCAGAAGCGCGATTCGCAGATGACATCCGTATCCGCGCTATGGAAACCACTGCGACCCAAGCACTTACCTCCGGCACTCGCAGCTATGCACTTCCTACTGGTTACTTACAGGGGAGAAACTTTCAGATAAACACAGATCCCATCACGGCATTGGAGTACATCACTCCAGAGATGATGGATCGCATCTGGGCAGGAAGTTCAACGGGGAGGCCACGAACCTACACCATTATCGGTGATAACTACCATCTTGGTCCCGCGCCTGATACGGCAGATACATTGGAGATTACCTACTACAAGGAATTCACTCCTTTATCGGGTAGCGCGACAACCAACTGGATCATTCTTAACAGGCCAAACCTTTATCTGTACGCCTGTCTTTTGGAGGCTGCACCTTTTCTTGGAAACCCGGAAGAAGCTGGGGTATGGGCGCGGTATTACCAAGAAGCACTGGAAAGATTACATGAGGCAGACGCAAGAGATCGCTTCTCCGGATCTGCTTTAACCATTAGAACAACGGCGGGGAATCCGTAATGTTAAGCAACTTTATTAACTCACAAGGCAGTTTCGTGGCGAAAACTGCGCCCACAGGATCTGGGGTTCTCCCTGCTGGCACTACAGGCGAGCGTGACGGCTCCGCTGTCGCCGGATACATGAGATTCAATAGTACGACATCGGGCTTTGAGGGCTACGATGGTTCTGCCTGGGGAGAGATCGGTGGAGGAGGGGCATCAGGAGCCAGCGGTGAAGGCATCCTGTACGAAAACGAACAGCAGATCGACAACAGCTACTCCATTACAAGTGGTTACAACGGGGTCAGTGCTGGCCCAATAACTATCGCAAGCGGCGCGACTGTAACCGTCACTAGCGGCTGTGCATGGGTGATCGTATGAGTACCATAAATGTAAACGCACTTGACAAAGAGAGCGGTTCCACGCTCAGTCTCGGAACTAGCGGGACAACCGTAGACATCCCATCCGGCGCAACGCTAGACGTAACA